TGGGTTGTTGAAGATCGTGATATAAAAATTTATTTAGGTCAACAAAAAAATCCATTTTTAGAAAAGAAGAATTTTATTTCTCTTGATACTTACAATACAAAATATTTAGATCCAACAGCTAATAGTTATGATTACGATCATCCTTTTATTCAATTTGGAAAAATTGATAATAACGCTGGAGATTCATTAGTTGGATATGCAGAAGTTTCTTTTATTATTGGGCAAACTTATGCTCCAACAAATTATAAAACAATTGATTTTAATCAATCTGCAACGCTTCCATCAACTGGAGGCGTTAGGTTATTTACTTATCACGATGGAACATTATATTGTGCTACAGACGGATTTATAAGCGACAAGATTTCAGAAAATCCCAACGACAGACAAAGCAAGATTTTCTACTACAAATCAGATTCAGAAAGTTGGTATTTAGAAGATATTAACTTTAAAAGAAAAAAAATCTTTGATAACGCTGGTAATTATAATCTGAATGGCGTTATTAGACCGCTAACTATGATCAGTTACAAAGGCAAACTTTTCTTGAGCGGACACTATGGAAGTATTAAATCATAATGAGCGAAGATATTAGAAATACATTTATTGCATTTAGTGGTGCAAGTCCAGGAATCTCTACAAGTTTAACAGATCTGTCATACACTTCCTTTGATGGAAAAAGAATTTATTTAAACTTTCAAGATATAGATAGTACTGGTATTGAGCCTGCCACTGGACTCGAATTAAGATTTTCTGTTACTAAAAAATTTGGCGCTATTGCAACAACTGTAACCCCATCTTCTACTTTTATTGATGCTAGTTCACCCAAAACTTTACAGCTAATTTTATCTGATACAAATAGAATTGTAGATTCTTCGTATAATGGTAGTGGAACAGCCTTAACTGCACAAACCGTATTTGTATCTTACGATGCTTCAGGTCTTGGTAGTACAGTTGCAAAATTGTCCGACAACGATACACAAAAATCATTTGTATCATCATTTACAGGCGTTGGGATTACAAATCTTACTAAAGAATCTAATCCTCCTGTATACAATTATTCAACTACAAGTACAGACGGAACAAAAGTTTTTGTTTACTACTCAGAAGCTACTCCACCCCTTCTTCCAACTACAAACATAAGTGGCTTTGCTGTTTCTCAAAATAATTCAGGCATTGCTATAACTAATGGATATGTTCTAGATCCTACAAGTGCTACTAATGGCAAAATAATTGTTTTGCAATTATCTGGAAAAATTGATTCTAATGACGGCACGAACCCAGCAACTATAACTTATACTCCTCCAACATCTGACTATTTTAAAATAAAAGATAGCACTGGAACAGGGCTTACTTATGCAGTTGCCTTTTCAGGATTAGCAATAACTAATTTAGTTTCAGACATATCAAGACCTGTTGTAATTAATGCTCAAACAGCTGTTTCATCTGCAACAGTATTTCTAAACTTCTATGTTACTATGTCTGAACCTACTATTCCAGGTACGTCAGCAACTGGATTTAGTATATACCACGTTGAAGCAGATTCTTACAAAACAATTGACTCAATTACAGATTCAAGCACAACATATAATGGATTTGGTGTTACTCAATATGCCTTGGCTGTTAATAAAAGTGCATTAGGCCCAAACGATACATTTATATTAAGCTACACAAAGCCCACAAGTAATTATATAACAGATCAAAGCGGAAATTTGAATCAACTATTAAGTTTTTCAAGTTTAGCAATAAAGAATCTTTATAGAGGCACATTTCCTTTAGCTCCTGGTGGTGGTTACAGTGCAATTGCATCTACAACAAGTTATGTTTCAACTACAGGATACGACTTATACTTAGACTTCAATTTAAATAAATCATATCCAGCTGTACCAGGAGTTGGAATTACAGGTTTTACTGTTTTAGTTGATGGACAATCTGTTCCGGTAAAAAGCGCATCAACAGGATCAACAGGATCTGATCACAATGTAAAATTATCACTTTATAATAAAATTTCTTCAGGAAGCTCTGTTGAAGTTGCATTTCAGCAGGGAAGCTTGAGACTTTATGGGGCTTCTGGATATGCATTTATAAATAACTTTGAACCCAATCCCATAACCAATCTTGCAAATTATGATAACTTTGGATTCTTTGATCCAACATATTGGAACAACTCTTTAATTAATAACACTTCTATAGGTTATGAAATTGAAGATGAAACAACAGATGTTTTTGTAAAATCTGAATTTTATCCTAATGCTAGTGTTGTTTATGATACAAATCCACCAAAAGGCATACTGATATTAAATAGAAAAGCTGATGATGTTGATCCAGGAATTAAGATTCATTATTTTTCTGGCACTGGATACTCTTCTGTAACAACTGAATTTACTGATACAACTACATCTTATTCATTCATTCAAACTATCAATGCTTTTAAGATTGTTTCTGACAAAGCACAAAATATTTCATCAATTTATTTAAAGCTTAAAAAAACTGGAAGTATTATTAATCTTGGGGATAGAATAAACGTTGATCTTTACACTCATGATGCAACTAACGACACACCATCTACATTGTTAGGAAGTTTTGCTTCAATTCAAATTGATGACTTAAAAACTTCTTTTGATACATACTCATTTACCAATACAGGTATTACTTTAGCATCAGGTACAACTTATTGGATCTATATAACATTAGATAATTTGCCTATAGCTTCTGTTGGTTCTGCTTCTATTGATATTGCTAATTATACTAATGCTTCTTCAGAATTTGCATATTATAAAACAAGTGATTTAACCTGGATCAGGATAGCAAATACATCTCCATACTACAAGATTACAGCATTCAACACAGCTTCAGCAGAATTGTTATCTAAAGATTATTTACTTGATATTTTTGAAGTTCCTCTTAAGGAAGTTTCTGTTTATGGAGGAAGTTCGGATCTTTCAAAATATGAAGTTATTGGTAATGAACAGGCAAATTATATTTACAAAAAGTTTGAGCCAGTTTATGAAGATACAACTAATTCTGCAAACAATATTTATCCAACTGTTACCAATTTGATTGTTGGCGCTACTGCAAAAAATACTAAAACTTACATTTTGCAAATCAAAAAAACCAAAACATCTGATTGGCAAGATATTGTTGAAAATATTGCAGATACAGAAACAACAGATTATTTGAATTTTACTTTCACTTCTCCTCTGTCTCTTTATGCTGCTCGTATTGCATATCACGGAGATTACTTTACAATCGATCAACGTGGAGATATTACCTTAGCAGCTTATGATCAGTTTTCAGATGTAGTATCAGCTCAAATTTCGAGATTTTCAGATTTTAGAGATGCAACTTCTTTTCCAAATGCTGACGCAAAAGGTTTTATAGATTTTTCTGCTGGTGAAACAACTTTTACTAACATTGACTTAACTAATGCTGCTTATCTCTGGTCTCAAAAAACTGGTAATGCTGCATCAGAAATTACTGCTATTACTGCATTTAATGACAAGATCTTAATTGCAGCAAATCATAAAATGTATGTTTATAAGAGTGGAGAAGTTTATGAAATACTAAATGAATCACTCATAGCTGAAAAGTATCAAATTACTTGTATTCATGTTTATAATGGTCGAGCATATGCAGGCACTAACTATGGTCTAGTTTTCACTTCTTATAATGGTGAATTCTGGAGTGTTCTTAATGCCAAAGATCCTCTCTCAACAACAACATATAAATTATTAAAGCCTATTATTTCAATGACTTCACTAGGAAATAATTTATTTTTAGGATCAACAAAAGGCGCAACTAGTTCTTGCTCAGTTTATCAATACAATGGTAAAGCAATATCTGAACTTAAAACTTTTACTTCTTACAATCAAGTTTCTGCCCTTACTGCAAAAGAATTTACCCTTTACGTAGGTGTAGGAGGAGATTATGGCAGCGGAGCATCAGCAGTATACAAATATTATAATGCTGAGTGGGTGCAGACATTATCATCAAATTTTGACAATATTGAATGTATGGCCAAATCTGTAACTAGAAATTCTGTTTTAGTAGGATTTAGAGGTGGACAAATCTGGGAGTTATCTTTTACTAATGCAACAGCTAATTCTTGGTCTAAGCTTTATGATACATATTCCGATCATATTTTTACTATTTTTGACGATCCAAATGGTAATTATATTTATGTTAGCACTGACAATGGAACTTATGGATATTTCAAGTCCATAAGTAATTTCAAAAAAATAGTTTCCTACTCTTATAACACAAATCAACTAAACGCTACTTGGAGATCTTACACTGGATCTGGAATTACTTGGACAGATTTAGGAGATATAGAAAGTTATAATTTCATCGCATACAGAGGACAAACCCAAGCAATAAATTACACAGGAGCAATTGGTAGTTCTTTTATTCCTCCTACTGGTTTTACAAATAGTTCCGTAACATTAGAAGGTGCTATTTTAGCCTCCAAAGATGGTGCTTTATCATTTAGAGTAGACAGTGGCGTAGGATATAACTTGTTTGTAAATGACACGCTACAGATAAGTAATTACAATCAATCAACAAGTTTATCCACACTTTATTCAACTAATGCTTTTAATGCAACAGAAGGTGATTTATTTAAGATCAAGCTTCAAACAACTAATAATGTTGGATCTGGAACTACTTTTAAATTACTATGGCAAAAAGCAGCTGGAGAAACTTTTGAAGCAATTCCAGCCTCTCAATTCTATGGCGCAAGTAAAGTCAAATCTGTTACTGCAATTGGAAATACTTTTTATGGGGCTGGAATGGATGGTAGTGTTTATGAATTCACTACAACTCCATACGAAAATAATAGCAGATATATTTATGCCAGATTTAAGGACCAAGCTGGAAATATTCAAGGTGTGTCTTTACCTGCCCATACAAGTGGTTTTCCTGTAATTAGCGACAGAATGATCCAAGTGGCTAATACTGCAAACAACACAAGTTCATTTATTCAGTACACAAATACTACTGTTGTTTCTAACTCTAATACAACAATCAATCCTGTCACTGGCAATACTCAAAATAATCAAAATAATAACCAAACGCAAGGGCAAACTAATGCTGGCACTGGCTCCACAACAACGACAAATACTAATACTAATAACCAGAATTTATCTACAACTAATAATTCAGGCGTTATCTATCAAATTCAAAAGAATGCTGACAACTCGTTATCTAGGAAGGGGATTTATGTTCCCCCTTCAAGAGCTTACCCAGTTTACGCTCCTGACCGTAAAATCAGAGAATATGGTATTTATGAAGTTCAGCCAATTTATGTGCCAACTCTTATTACGTGGACTCAAATTGCTGCCCTTATCTTAAATAAATATCCATCAACTCCAGACGTTACTTTGGACAATGGTACTCAAGTTAAGATTTATGTAAAGACTGGAAACACAAGAGCAGAATGTATTGCAGCAAGTTATGGCGATGCTCAATCTTTATCATCTATAAATGACAGTCTTTCTTCAACTACTGCACAATCATTATCTGTTGATCTTTCTGCATATTCAGGTAAATGGCTACAATACAAAGTTGAACTAATTACAGCAACTCCAAATGTCACTCCAGAATTACTCTCCTTGACTATTTCATACACATCATCAACAGGAAGTTATTTCTTTACCAGAATGTTCGATACAACTAATTACGACACTGATGCTCCAATGATCAAAAGAGGATTATTAACCTCTAACGAATTAAAAAACAATGGTAGCATCGTGTACGGATACACAACTTCTAGTGATACAAACGAAACATTCAATTTTGCAAACTACACAGTAATTTCACCTAATCAAACATTCGAATTGTCAGAAGCATCAAGCAAAATTAGATTTGGAATTTTTCTCACAAGCGTAGGAACAACTCCATCAATGGTCTATGATTTTGCCGTACAACTTGACATAGGAGATGCTAGCATTAAATTCAATCCAACTCCGTAGGTAGTAATGGCTAATCGTACATCAATTTACAAGTTTTTATATTCACAATTTGGCGATATTTGGTATCCAGGTTATGACTATGAAAATATGCTTACAGCTGAAACCAATTTTTCAGGCATTTACTCTTTTTTTGGACCTGGAGTAATTAATGGCTGGGGTGTTACTAAATTAACCGACAATAGAGAAGATCAAATCTTACTTCTTGATGGCTATAATTCAAGTACTACAAGCGAATATGGACAAAAATTATCACTCTTAAATCTTGATTTTTCTGTTTCTTGCCGAGTAGCTACAACTGCTAATATAACACTTTCAAACACTCAAACTATAGACGGAATTGTTCTTTCTGTTGGAGATATTGTATTAGTTAAGAACCAATCTACAGCAGCTCAAAATGGTGTATATACTGTAGCATCTGGATCTTGGACTAGACACTCTTCTTTAGATTCTTCATCTAAATATTCTAATAATTTTATTGTTTATGTCAGTTTAGGAATATCTAATCAAAAGACATTATGGCTTGGCGCAGTTTCAGCTACTAATTTTACTTTAGCTACATCAAACTTAAATTTTCAAGATGCTTTCAAACAATGTATTAAAGTAAACCCTGGAAATGGAATAATTGATAAATATGCTGCTAAAACAGAAAAACCACATTATTTTAGACAAACAGTAAACAATACTTTTTATGCTTGGGCTGAATCTGGAATTTCAACTTTATCTGACGAAATTTGTAATATAACTTGTCCTTCTTTACCAGACTCAAAATACAATACTTACTCTAATGCTGTTTATCTAGCGACTGTAATTTATGGAGTTGATCCTACATACACTAATATTAACATAGTTTCTGAAATTGTGTATGAAGAGAGAAGAAATCAAATCAATGAATCTGTTGGAGAATTTAAGAGACAACTCGAATTATCTTATCTAAAACATAAGCATTTGGGAGAAATAAATACTCCAAACAAAATTGATCTTGGAAATTTTCTTGTTCTTACAGCTTCAACAAATGATGGAAGTTTAAGTTATGATAATTCTTCAATTTTTATATTGAAGAATTCTGATGGCACTTTATTTAATGACACTCTTTCATCTTATGGCACACCTATTGTAAAACTTGACGGAATAACCTTATCTAAAACTGAATATACAATAGGTTCATCAAGTCCATTTAAAATATATTTATCGCAAGGGATTAAGTCAACTTCTAAACTTGAAATCTATTTATCTTATGCTGTTGACAAAAATCTTATAGCAATTAATGATAGTCAAGCATTAATAACTTCATCACTCACATTTAATTCTAATATTAAATTAAGCGATGGAACAATTTATCAATATACAGATTCTTCAGGGATAACAACTGATAAGTACGCTTTCTTTGCTTGGACTGATTTTCAATATGATACTGCTGAAGTTTATTTGGCAGAAACATTAGTTGACCCAATCCATTACACAATAAATCCTTACTCTGGCTGTATTTCTTTAAAAAGTTCAACACCAAATTACAATCAATATACGTTCTTAGATTTAAAAGTAGTTGTTAAAGTTTGTAAAACTGAAATCACTAATAGTTTGCCTGACGATTTTATAAGGAATTTATCTGCATATAGCATTTCAACAGGTAAAATTTCTATTAATAATTTAAAAATAAATCATTATAATGAAAACAAATATAAAGAAGCTTTAACTTTTACTCCTGATAAATTTCTTACTACTGGGATTGGAAAAACATACTTATATCCTCAAAATGTAAATTCAGCTATCCAATACAATGACAATATAAGTGCTTTTTATAAGAGTGCAAATATTTTTACAAGTTTAAATTTGATTTATGCTGCATCTTCTAGAGGATTGTTTACATACAATTTAGGTAGCAATACAGCGCAATCTTCAAACTGGCAAAATGATTATGGAAAAATATTATCACTTCAAGATAATGTAATTTATCCAACAAATGAAAACTATTTTAAAAACATCTATGCTTTCACTTCATTAGGAAAAGTTTATTATAATAACACTTCTAATATTTGGAATGAACTAAAACTTCCAACTGACTCTAGTGGAATAGCAAAAAATTTAAATGCATTCAAAGTTTCTTCTGACAAATTAGCAAATGGAACTTACCAAACTTTCCAATATGGTTTGACTACAGATAAAATTTATTACAGCATTATTCCAGACAACACAGCTTATCAAAATTGGATGTGGAGTGAAATTTCTACATTCTATGACTCTTCTGGCTCTGGAATTACAAATATATATAATCTTTCTGGAATAGAAGAAGTATCAACACAAAGAAATACATATGTTCAAAATTTGCCAGACAATATAACAGTTGACAGAGCCTTATATGTTGGAGCAATTGGAACTAGCACTAAAGGTTTGTACTACGGAGATTTTAGCCAGCTTTCTCAAATATTTAATGAACCAGTCAAAGGCGTTTATTGGATTAAACACGGCATTTACAAAAATAATATTATCTGGTGGAATGATTATCAAGCATTTATTACTCACACTGCAAAATATTTTGAAGATACTACAGGCAAATATTGGTCTCTTCCATTTTCACAATCAACATCATCTTTTACTAACGCTAGATGTGCCACTACTGCAAATATCTCACTAACTGGAACACAAACAATTGATGGTGTATCTATAAGTGCTGGTAATGTTATTTTAGTTAAAAACCAAACAACTAAATCTCAAAATGGAATTTATATTGCATCTTCAGGAAGTTGGACTAGATCTACTGAATTGGATGCTAATTCAGAATTTATTAATTGGAAAACTATTTATGTATCTGATGGAACTATAAATGGTGATAGTATTTGGTATCTTTATGTTGGAAGTTCTTTCTCTCTTGGTACTTCTGATGTTGTTTGGGATGTTCAAAGATTAAAAATATATCAAAATTCAACTCCTTCTGGTGCTGGATCTAGTAGTATTATCAATTGTGTCATACAAAGAAACTCAACAGCATTCCCAACAGATTATTTAGTTGGACATTCAAATGGTGTTGCAAGAATTCAAGAATCTGCAGTAGGAACATCAGCAGCATACTCTGAATTGTTCTGGGAGCCTGTATATCAAGGTTCTGTAAATTCACTTTATAGTTTTGATGATGGAAGCAATTTCGGCAAACTTTATGCTGGAACAAATAACGGAATTTTCTTAAGCACTGAATTATTGTGGCAAGATGTCAATGTTTCTAGCACATTATCTTTAACTTATAGATGGAAAAGACCTAACGATACTTTTAATGAAAATGAAACAGAATTTGCAGTATTTGATTCTAGCTACAATCAAATAACAAATTTCACATTAAATTATCCGTATCAAATGGTGGCTATGGGATCTTCTTATATTCCAGGCAATCAATTATATTATGAGAAAAGTTTCAATACTTTTACTACTGACCCTTGGAACAACACTGGATCAGATAAAACAAGATTATTTACTTATATTAATAATCAACCAAGCACTATTCCATTTTATTCTAACTCTTCTGAAGGCAAAATTACTTTCACTCAATCTGTTTTGAAAAAAGATATAGATAATGTTAAAGTTTCTATAGTAAATGATTTTCCAACATTGTCAGACGCAGGAACAAAGCCTCATTCTTCTACTTTTATCCCATTATATAAGGCAAAAAATCCTATTGCATTACTCTCATCTGCTAGCCTAAGTACAGACACTAAAATCTATGTAAATCAAAGAATCAGCGATTATTCTTTATTAGAACTAAAGAGTGGCAATAATTATGAGATTGTTGTTGTAAAATCTATTGACAACACTTCATTCCCAACCGAAATTACACTTTCTTCAGCAAGATCAACAGGCACAACTACTTTTGCTGCTGGTACTGAAGTTTATGGAATTAAGAATGAAATTGTATCTGGATTAGAAGATGATCTTTATCTTGCAATTTCAAATCAAACTTATAATTTAGCATCAGAAAATAATTCAAATCTTCAAGAATTAGCAAGAAAAATCAAGCTTAATAATTCAAGTATATTTGATTTTGTTGCTCCTACAATTACCCAGACTGATACAAGAGGACTTAAGAATACTTTACTAGTTGATAATTTCTCAAGTAATTCTAATTTTGATAGTTTAAATTCTTCTTACAAAAATAGAACAGAATTAATTCCAACTGTAAATGATTTTGAAAGCGATCCTATACAAATTAAAGGCATTATAGGATTATCAAAAGATGGTACAGGCTCAAGAGTTATTACTGAAAAAGGTGTTTGGAACTATACTGGCTATTGGGAACTAGAAAGTACTTTAGATGATGCTGTTGACACTAGTTTTATCGCTTATAATCCTAATCTTGAAGTAATTGTTGGCGCCTCTAATGGACTCTGGAAATATGATGGAACTTGGAATAAATTAACTTCAGCGGCAAGACAATATTCTTATCTTTCTGGATTTTGGAATGGTTCTGTTTTTGAAGCATATGGAACTAGTGATGGATTGAGTGTAAAACTTGGTGCAACTAATTTTCAATCTGATTTCTTGAAACTCACAACCAATAATGTCAATGGCTTATTCAAAGGCACATATATCAAGAATAGTGCCGGAACTGTTTCAGAATATGAGAGTTTACACGCAGCAGGAGATGATGGATATTATGTAATGAGTAACGAAACTCAATACGCAACCTTCTCTTCATTCCTTGTTCCAAGAAAAATGTTTAGCGCTGGAAATCCTCAAGGCGTTAGTAAATTTTATAAATCTTTCCAAGCATATAGTATTCCTTCAACGACAACTAAAACTACATATGCTAATCCATTATTTATTCTTACTAATGATGGCGTTTTAAAAGTAAGAAACTGGAAATATTGTTATCCAGATGATCTCAATTCTTCAGATTTCTTTATTGAAAGTAGATACTTAAGAGGACTTCATTGTTTCTCTTATGCTATTGATACTGAAGCTGCTTCTGGGAATGTTCCTGGAAAATCTAAAATTTACATTGGAACAAATGATGGAGTCTACAGATCTTTTGACGAGGGAAATACTTTTGAAAGATCTGATTACATTGGCACACTTCCTACTTGTGTTTATGATCTTCAAATCTTTTCTTCAACATTTAACAGCATAACTCAAAATGTTTTAGTTGCTTGTACTAATAATGGAATTTGGTATTCACTTGATGATGGTGATTGTTGGTATAGAACTGGAGAAAATACAAGTGAAGGATATAGCCCAGTTTTATTCACATCCAAGCCTTCAAATGACATCAGATTTATAAATAATGATAGTTCTTCTGTTGGATATTTAGCACAGACATTCACAACATCTTCAACAGCAAGCACAATTTCAAAAGTCAGCGCTTTTTTGTCAATTAGAGAACAAGATAATATTGCAAATTCTTCTTACAATGATAGTCTATTAAACACTACTCTTACTGCTTATGTTTATTCTGTAGACACTAATTCAACACCACAAACTCAATTGGCTGCTTCTAGTCCTATTACATCTTCAAGCGTCAAAATTGGAGCATTTACAAGCTTCAATCTTACTAGTAATTTAGATATTCCAGGGACAGGATCAACAACTTTAGCACTTGTTATCAAAGAAACAGCAAGCTCAATTCCAATCTTTAAGTGGAAAAAAGCATCTACAGGCAATCCATTTTCAGGATATGGATACACAAGTTCAAATGCTGTAAATTGGAGTGGAATTAGTACAAGTTATGATTTCTTCTTCCAAGCTCATTATGATAATACTTACGCTCCAATAGAAACTATAGTTCCTATTGGCAATTACAATAACACTGAAGTCAATTGGGATAGTGGACAAGGCAAAGGTGTTATTTCTAGCGATACTGGCTACTTATATTTAAATCCTAAATTTGTAATCTCTAATGTATATGACAATTCAGCTTCTATGCGAATGTCATCAGGATTTTCAAATAATTTCAATAATCTAATTACAAATATTTTTGCCAGAACTAATAAATCTTCTTACACTCAATTTTCTTTTGCTGATTTGTGGACATTTGGCACTAGCATAAAGCACGAGACAGGAAATGGATTTACAAACTCTGGAACTGCAATAACTTCAATCATTAGCACATTAAACTTCGATGGCAATAACAGCAACTTGTATGATTGTTTTGAATATGCTTTGATTGGACAACAACCAGCAGCAATTTCAGGCATAGCAGACACAACTTTGATTTCAACTTACAAGGATTACTTGTCAGATCAAAGTTTTATAAGGCTTGATCTACTTAAGACAAGATATAAGAATGAGAGCAACAAGCAATTAAATCTAGTTCCAAAAACGGGAAGTTCTACAGGCTCAACTCTTACTTTTTCAATTGATGGAACTAATACTTTTACTTGGAATACAACAGACTATCCATATTCTGAAGTTGTAAAGAATGGAAGTGTTTTAGGATCTGGATATATTGTAATTCCATCTACAGGCAAAGTTTCATTTACATCTTCCATCGGCACTACAGATAGTGTTGTAGTTTATTTGAGAAAAGATTGGGATGGAACTTCAGCCACAATACCATCAAATTCTACTGTTTCTAGATATATGATGGATAGAGTTGCTAATTCTTATATTCCATTAGTATTTGCTGTTTCTGATGCTGATAATAATACAACTGTTTCTCTCAAAAATGTTGAAAATAGCATAAATTACAGTTGGGATAATAAAGGCACTAAATTCATCGCTTTTGGCATTGATGATAAGACAAATACTGGAAGCTTGAGACAATTAGTTCAAAATACTAATGGGCTGTATTTTGATGCTAGTTCTGACTTAAATTGGGCTGGAATAACTTCTTCTTTATTACACGGAGGATCAAATACATTATTTGCTGGTTATTGGACTAAATCAGTAGAATTTAACACTCCTAAATTTATAAAATCAATTACAACTGCATATACTGTTTCATCAGGTCAAAGTGTAGATAGTTCTTGCATAGTCAAATACAAGTATTCAACTGACAAGAAGAATTTTACAGATTGGATTGTTCTTACTTCAACATCTACACTTGATAAAGAAATTACAAACTTAAACTTTCAAATTAATATGACTGAAGGATGGAATAATTCTACAAGTCTTCCAGTTGTTCCATACGTCAATCAATTGTATTACACAGAAGTATCACCAGCTGTAAATTACTTATATACAAATGCATTAAATTCTACTGATGATATTTTTGAATATATCCTTTCATCTGATTATTCTAATACTGATAAGGCAAAGTTAACTTGGGGTATTTGCAAAGGTGATAGTACTAATTGGAATGATTATGAAGAATTGATTAGAAATAAGAACGGTATTATTTCATCAAGGCAAAGATCATATAAGTACACCAATGCAGCTTTTTATGAGAAATTAACTTGCATCAAGTCATCAAGCAATAATTTGACTTATTTTGCTTTTTATGAGAATGAAAGATTTACTTGGCTGCTTTCAGACGCAATAGAAGTTTATTTAAATTCTTCTTTATTAGATCCTAATAATTATACTATTGATAATGTTAATGGAACAATAATTTTCAAACAAGAAGTGCCATCAGGAAATAATGTTCAAGTTTCAATAAGTAGAGAGGGAACAAGATACGAAGCATATGGCGAAGGAACTGTTTCTACTGATTACAAGCATTATTACGCTATCAATGGAAGATGGCCTGAAGATAGCAAAGCTGTTGTTCTGGTAAATAATAATATTGTTCGTGCAGGATATAAATTGGACAGATTTAATGGAAAAATTATATTTGATACTGACAAATCTGCAAGCGACATTATAACTTTATTCGTCTTACAAAGTTCAAGTTATAGATTGGGATTGAAGGTAGAAACATTTTCTTCAACAGCATCATCAACTTATAATTTTGAATTTACACATAATGGAAAAGCAAATTCAAATGTTTACTCTCATTATTTGAATACTAACATTCCTTCATTAAAAGCAGAAAGTTTAGTTTTAAATTCTGATATATCTTACACTTCTATTGGTTCTACTGTTCAAATCGCTAGTAGTTCAAGAGCATATGTAGATTATAAATATATATCTGACAATCAGCAATTTAGACCACGCACAAGATGGTATAGAACTAGAACATCAGGTGGAGGAACAACCACTGTAGAGCTAGATTTAACACCTAATTACAGAGATAGATTAGTTCAAAGAAAGGCAGATTTAAATGCTGCAAATGATTATTTTAAAGTTAATGATTTGGTTTACGTGTCTCTTGAACCTAATGACAACTTTGACTATGGGATTATGTATACTTCCCAGCCAATAATAGTCAAATCTTTATCTGCACCATATGTTTATGATGTTCAGATCAAGTCTACAAACACAATAATTGACAATAAAATTTCTGCCAATAGTGTTCTTCAAGCATATTATAATTTCAATGGCACTACAGATTTATCTAGCATTGAATGGTATGAATGGACTAATGGTGTATCAAATAAGATTGCGCAGGGAACTTTATTAAATCCAGCAGTTGTTCTTAAAAATATGGCAATTTCATTTATTGTTAAACCTTATGATGGAATAACATATGGAATACCAATTGAAAGTCAAGTCCTTAACGTAGTTTAGAGGAATTAGGAAAATTATATAAAGAATAATATACTTGTATTGAGGTGAAAAAATGCAAGATAAAATTCAATTTATTCCTGAAGAAGATTTAAGAGTAGTTTCAGTTCCGTTTGCAGCTTTGTCTCAAACGCAAAACTGGGGTATGGCTTTGGCTAATATTCAAGAAGTATGGGAAATTGCTAAACAAGGCGAGGGTATTCGTGTAGCAATTTTAGATACAGGTTTTTCAGAGCACCCAGACTTAATAGATGCTTGGAAGTTCGACGAAGCAGCAAATTGTACTTCAGAAGCTAGTGTTAATGACCAAGGAAGTGGACACGGAGTTCACGTTTGTGGAATTATTGCTGGATCTGATAATGATTTTGGTGTTGTAGGTGTCGCTCCAAAAGCAAAATGTTATGCTATTAGAGTTCTTGATAATAGTGGCGGAGGAAGCTATGATACAATTGCTGCTGGGTTGAGAAAAGCAATTGATTTAAATGTAGACATAATTAATATGTCTCTAGGCGCACCATCAGAACCACCAGCATCTATTCACGATTTGATCAAAGAAGCAGTTTCCAAAGGCATTATTGTTATTGCAGCTGCTGGCAATGATTCTCACGCAGTTAATTATCCAGCAAGATACGATGAAGTTATTGCTGTGGCCGCTCTTGATGAAAGTGGAAATTTAGCCACTTTTACTTCTAAAGATTTTACAGTTGATATTGTTGCTCCAGGCACTAATATTTATTCCACTCACTTAAATGGAAACTACTGTAAAATGTCAGGCACAAGTCAAGCATCTCCATTTGTTGCTGGTATTTGCGCATTGATAAAAGCCGCATTAAAGAATCAAAATCTTCTTCCTGAATTTGGTAATCAATTTTGCCAAGAAGATATGATGATTGCTTTAAGAAATGTATCAAGTTTGCAAAATGTTCACGTTCAGCCTGGGGATGAACAGAATTGGGGGCCTGGTGTTCCTAAACTTGCAAATATTGATTGGTCAACCATCGCAGTTAGAAAATCTTAACTCCGAGCTAAAAGCTAAAAAAAAGAAATGTCTTCAGCTCCTTTTATTACAAGAGGTGAAGCATGAAAAAGAGATTATCTGTTTCTTTGGTAATTGGTTGTATCTTACTTCTATTGGCTTATTTTCAGCCTTATAAATTGGTAGTTGTCGTTGGTCAATCAATGGCTCCTACTTATAAAAACGGACAAATTTTGGTAGCTAAAAGGACCAAATATTTCAAAAAAAGTGATGTAGTAGTCGCACGAAGCGATGATCAGTCATTGATTGTTAAAAGAATATTGTATACTTCAGAAGAATATTATTATTATATGATGATAAAAAATGGGACTTCAAAACTCATTATTAACAATTCATATCATAATATATTGGAAATAAAAAAAATTGACAATGCATATATGATGGAATTAAAAGTTCCTAAAAATCATTATTATTTGATTGGAGATAATTTGGACCATTCAGATGATAGTAGAAGATTTGGGACAGTTGAAGAAAATGAGATTTTGTACAAAGTAATACAATGAATTTTAAATTAGATGTAAATTATTTGGATAGTTTGATAAAAACTAGCCAGAGCACAGAAAAACTTGAAGACCCAATTAAAAAAACAATACAATTGGGGCTTCAAGCTTCTTGTTCAATTTATGTGAGGTCTGGAAAGAAAAACTGGTCTGGAAGCGGATTTCACATTGGAAATAATATTATTGTCACTGCTGGACACGTAGTTCCAACTGATGAAACTCTGACTGAAATTCTTATTACTTTTGATAATAAAAATTTTATTCCAGCCACTTTTTTAACTTCTGACCCTACAATTGATTCTGGAGCAATAAGAGCAGAAAGAATTCCATCAAATATTCCATCTTTACAATTTGCAAATAGTGATACTGTAGAAGTGGGAGACATTGTAGCAGTTATAGGATCTCCAGAAGGTTTCCACGACACTGCAACAGTTGGAAGAGTTTCTAACATTCATCAGAGTATTAATGATTCAAATATGCCCGCTTGGAATAATATTTTGTTCGTCGATGCTGATATCCTAGAAGGTTCATCAGGTGGTATGGTTATAGGTATAGATAACTTAATTCTAGGAACTGTGATGGGTGTAACTGGTCAACACGCAGATATTGGTGTTGGTGAAAATTCAGTTTGTCCATCAAATAAGATTACTAATATGCTTTCCAAATTAGTATAATGATTTTATGCCGAATCCATATGATGTTTTAGGTCTACCTCACAATGCTTCAGAAGATGATGCAAAAAAAGCATACAGAAAGTTAGCAAAGCAATATCATCCTGACGTAAATAAAGATGCTGGGTCAGAAGAAAAATTCAAAGAAATATCTCAAGCATATGAAGATATTTTAAACCCTCCACCTCCACAACATCATTTTGAACCACCAGTAAATCCATTTAGAAATACTGCTCATAATCCATTTAGAAGAAATTTAAACACTCCTATCACGGTTACTATTGAGCTAGAATTAGAAGAAATTTACAAAAATGTCGTAAAAAATTTAAATTATGAGCGTTTAGCACCTTGTGGGGCTTGTTCTGGAATTGGTGGTAATGGAAATCTTAATGTTTGTATGACTTGTATGGGGTCAGGGGAACATTATATAATACAAAATCTTGGTTTTATGCACGTTAGAAATTATGCCGGACCTTGTGGAACTTGTTTTGGACGTGGAGAAAGATTTGAAATATTTTGTAAATATTGCAATGGATCTGGACACGTAAAAATTTATGAAAACTTTGATCTTACAATAAACAAAGGGCATGTTTATAGATCAACTATGATTAATGGTCGAGGTAATCACGGAGACATTCATCAAGCTCCTGGGCCACTTATCGTTGAGGTAATTACTAAAGCTAGAGAAAAGTTTGAAGTTGACCCAAGCTTAAATCTTATTCACGAATATGAAATTGATCCAATTATGGCTGTAGTGGATCCTGAATTTAAATATACACACGTAAATGGAAGTAAATTAAATTTTAAATTCAGTAGTAGTGTAAAAAATGGTTATGTGCATATAGTTAAAAATAAAGGTATTCCAACTTCTAACGATACTTATTCTGATCTTCATCTCAAAATAATGTATAAAATTCCTAAAGAAATTTCTGATGAAGAATCACAATTTTTAAAATCATATGTCGAATCAAGGAAAAGGAGACAAGTGTT